CTTTTCAGTGCGTTTTAAATAGCAGCATCAACGCCCTGTTGAATTAATTATTTTATGATGACAGCACCAGCGTCAAGCACAGCTTTGCCTAAATCTTTCATGTTTTTTATACCATTCTTAGCATATTGCCCAAAAGCATTTATGCCTTCGATTATGGCAGCATTTACATTAGGTATTGCTCTTTCCCCAATTGCATCATAAGTAAGCCCTAGTTGTTCCACTTGTGCCTTAAACGCCTCGATTGATGGAAATGAATTTTGTATCCCAGCGGTTAGGCTTTCTTGGCTTAACTTTAGATTTAACCCAGCATCCGAAAGGCTTTGTACAGATAGCGCCGCCGTATTGGCTAAAGTGGCATATTTAGGCAGTAGGTCAATTTGTCCAATTAATTCACCTTGTGTTTCTTTAGCAACTTCTAAAGACGGCTTTGCCTTTGCCGATACACCAGCACCTACACTTGCTCTAGTAGTTGGTATTCCTCCACTAGTTGAAGCAGTAGCCCCAGAAAAAGCCGAAAGTGATTTTAGGTTTTTCTCTAGCTCTGCCCGTTGCAACTTAAGCGACTGCGTATTTTCTTTTAGGTTTTCCCCAAACAGTTTACCCGCTTTAGCAGCCACGGCGCCAGCACCCCCAACACCAGCAAACGCGACTTTTATTTGCTGGAAAGTTGATAATTGCGCGTCTGCGGCTTGCTTTTGCGAGTCAATTAAATTTGCATCAATTTCAGCTATCTTATTTGCTAGTAGTTGCGCCTTTGCCCTGTTAATTAGGCTTTGTGCGTACTTATCAGAAATAGCAACAAGATCAGCCGTTTTGAGCTTTTCAGCATCCAGCCCCCCGAAATATTCAGGGCTTATCCGCTTTAGCTCGTTGAGGGCTTTTATGCGATTCTCCTTTGTTTCGTTTTCGTCCTTCGCGGTGTCCACCAAGCGCCGGACTACCCCCACCTCTTGAGCGGTTTGCTGTATGGCCTGGCTCTGAATGTCGGCAAGGGCTTTTTGTGTTGCCCCGGCCTTTTCTGCACTCTTTTGAATGGCATTATAAGCGGCAGCCAGGGCGAGCAAAGCAACGCCAATTCCAGCACCAAGTAAAGCGGCCTGAACAGCGGTAAGAGAAGCAAGAAAAGCCCCCATAGAAGCAATAGCGGCGGTGATTCGACCGGGTAAAAGCAAAAAGAACCCTACTAGGTTTTTGCCAGCACCCACTAAGGTATTGAACCCAAGCACCGCTAATTGTGCGACACTTACCAGTTTCCCAAAAATTAGCAAAGCAGGGCCAATGGTCGCGGTAATGAGTGCGGCAACGATAATAAATTTTTTGGTGCCGTCGGATAGGTTGTTAAAAGCAGCTATCGCCCCATCCATACCTTTTACAAGGCGGTCTAAAAAACCTTGCACATCTAGCACCCTCGCAATTTCAGCGCCCAATGTAGATAGCGCAATTTTCGCACTATCCTTAAAGTTTTCAAATGCGTTACCCAAACCGCCTGTGACGTTTGCCAGGACTTTGGATTTGTTCGCAGCGTCGATAATCTTTTGGGTAAACTCTGCCGTGCTTACTCCGCTGTCCCGTATAGCGGCAATGTTTTTAGTTCCAAAAGCATCCTGAAGTAATGTGCCAAGGATAGGGATTCGTGACTGCAGTACTTTGAAGTCTTCCGCCAATATCTTGCCCTTACTATTCATCTGGGCAAGCTGGTAAATAACCTCGTTGAAGTCTTCCCGCGTTCCACCTGACACCGCAACAGCTTTACCGAAAGCTAGCAGGGTTTCACGTGCTTTATCTGCACTAAATCCAACCGCCTGCAATGAAACGCTGCCTTTAATTGCCTCTTCAAAACCAAGGCCGGGAAGCTTTGCAACCTCCCGTAACTTGATCATTTCAGCTTTAGCCGCTTCTGAACTACCCATCAGGGCGATTAAGCCCTTTTCAAGTCTTTCAATATCGGAGAACGCCTTTAGAGAAGCAGCGCCCAACCCGGCAATTGGGACGGTAAGCGTTTGGGTTAAGTCGCTACCAATCTGCTGCATTTTACGGCCAAAACGCTGTAAAGACTTTTCGACCTTTGCAAGTTCTTTTTGCAAAGATTCGATATTAGCCCCAATTACAACGTTTAGCTTATTAAATGCCATTAGCTTTGTCTTAACCGTTTAACGTCTTCATCCCATTTCTTCCAGCGTTCCAACGTGCGTTCGTCTACCTGTTTTGCGGCCTTATGTGCGGCAATCTTCGTTTCTTCATCCCACGGTAACGATAACAATTGAGTTGGCTTAATCCGGTGTTTCTTATCCAGTTGTACGTTAAGTAGAACCGCAGTAGACCACCGTGTACGCTCCCAGTTTTGCCGCTCGTTTGCTTCCTGCATCGCATAAAAAGCCTTTACCGCGTTGTTAAATTGTCGAAATGTCCAGTACTGATACTCGCTTTCAGGTACACGCAATTGACCGCACAAAATGCCTTCGATGTAGTCCCAGGTTACTTTTTTGGTTTCACCTGGGCTTTCCCGTTTTTTTCCTCAGCAGGTTTTTCTGCACTTTCTAGGCTGCGATTCATTGCCTCAGTAAAGCGTTCTATTGCGGGCGTGTCGTCGTCAATCGCGTCGAAAAATTCATCTTCACTTTTGAACGGGTTTTCAATGCCCGCCCGGCGGTAACCTGTGCGAACGGCTATCCAAAAAATATCAAGAATTTCCAAAAAGGAAAGGCTAGATAAATCCTCTAGCCCCTTCCCCTTTGATTCAAGATATTTGAATAGTCCGATCATGGAAAACTTTACAGGAACTTCAACCCCGTTTACCTTAATCGTTTCTATCTGCATGTTTCAATCATTTACGATTCAGTCCCTTGGTATACCGTACCGTTAACCTCCACAGTATAGGAGTAAGTGGAATCTTCCTCCGCGCCCATGTTAAGGGATAGGTTAGTCATAATACCGGAACCACTCAAAAAGTCATCCCCGGTAACATCGGTAGTCACCCGCCAGGATAGCGCTGTACCATTCGCAAAAGCGTCGAACAAATCCGTGATGGGCTTGTGGTTTGTGTTCGTGTCGGCATCCATCGCCACCAGACCTTCCCCGGAAATGGTAGCGGATTTTTGACCACTTCGAACGGTACGCCATCCAGTTTGACCGCCCCCGGTGCTGTCCTTGGTTACAGATTCGCGGAGTTCGCGGCTCATGTCGATGCTACATGAAGTAGCGTAGGCAACGGCAACAAGTCCCGCGCCCGTGTCTAGGTAAATCCGTAGATTAGTACCGTTTACTATGCCTGTCGTTGCCATAGCTTAATTTGTTTTTTTAAGGTTGTTCAATTTCGCCGTTAGATTCGTCTAAATCGTCCGGCGTTACGTGCAAAACTGTTATTGTCTGCGAAGCCTTTCGAGCTTCGATTTTTTCTGCAATTATTTGGCGTTCGATGTTGTTGACTTGGTCAACCAAAATTGCGTTACCTGCTATCACTTCCTCTAATGCTTGCGCCCGGTGCATGTCCACCGTCTTGCCAGCCATCAGAACGCCCTTTTGATTTGTCCAGCGAATTATCATCGTTTTAACCTTATTTCGTAATCCTGCGAAGCCCAATAAATCATACTTCCCGTGCTGGTTGGTACGTCTTGAGGCGATCCGCTGGAATCGTTTGAAAAAATAATCTTGTCTACTACATGCCCGTTGATCGTACCTGTATACCGATCTAAAGCGGTACGGATTGCATCGGCTAGGCTGTGCGCGCTATCGTAGTTGTTCGAGTAGCAATCTACCTGAACCAAAATCTTATCCAACTTGCTTACGCCCTCCTTTGTATCGGTAGGCTGCGTTTGTAGCTTCTGGAATACGATGTAAGGGAATGAAGCATTCTGCGGGGCCATATCGGGGTAAATTCGAGTACTTACTAAAGCGGTTACACCCACAACAGCACTCAACCTCCCGTAAATAATTTGCCCTACATTCATAGCCCGGTTTTTGCTTTTTCGTCTTTCAATACGTTTAGAGCCTTGTCAATCATCGCTCCGGCTGCGGGTGTACCTGCTACGCTCAATCCAGCAATTAGTACCTTTTTTTGATATGCAGCAGCGGAGCCGTAAACCATGTGGGCATAGTAAGCATCCACGCTTTTGCCTTTACCGACTACCTTTGCCTTACTTCGACTGTACAGCGGCGCAATAACCACCACAGAAGATTTTGCGTACTTTTTGCGGCGGGTCGCTAAGTCTATTACAGCATTGCGCAAGTTACCGGGCAAATAGGTAGCTGCCACACGTCCCATGCCTTTGGGCGCTCGAAGGCGGTTAACCAGCTTTGGCGTATTGTAACGCTTATGCTCTTTTTTGCTTACAGGGCTTGCGTTCTGGATTGCTGGAACCACAATAGGGACGGCGGCCTGGGCAATTTCACGGCGGGTATCTGGATTAGAAAACCGTGCGGAAACCTGCTTAAAGGCAGCGTTTACGTCGTGTATTCCTTGTACATCCAAATCAATCCTCATTATACCCGTTTTTCGCCCTGAATAATCTGAAACTCGCGCCCTGGTGTTTCTTCAATCGCAACAATGTCGTAGTAGTTTGACCGGTACAAAATCCGGGTCTTTTCGTTTATGTCGGTACGTAGGCGAATCCTGAATGTAACCACCCCCACCGCCGTCATTTTATCGGCCATTGCATCCTCTTTGCTTGGGAGTATGTTATACTTTACCTCAGCCCAAACCGTTGCAAGCGTCGCCCACGTTTGAGCAGGGAAACCGCTTGTACTTTGTGCCTCGGTTACGTTTTGCAACTCTAGCCGTTCCCGCATTGCCCCAACCATATCAACCGCCTTTGCCATATCAGAATATGAATACTCGGAATTGATCTAATAGGTACTCAGCAGCAGTCGGTAGGCGTTTAACGTAGTTTGTCCGGTTCTCGTAAAAGTCAGCAATCGTTAGGTACATAGCTTGTAGAATCGCTTTTGGAACATTACCAGCCGCTTCGCCTGCTACATATATTACCGTTACCGCGTTCGTTTCGTTGTACACGCTTGGAAAGGTCTGGTTTGCTTTCAGAACTACGGCGCTAGGTAGATCGTAGTTATCCAGCATGTAAACAGA